TATTGATTTTATGGTGGGCCCACCAAGATTCGAACTTGGAACCAATGGATTATGAGTGCTATTGTTTAGCCGCCCCTCAACGCCTATTCCTGTTGTTTCAATGCGTTACAAACATATTTAACGCCTTCTAATCCCTGTTAGCGCCTTTTTTGTGGACAAATGGTGGACACTATGCGGCCTTACCTAGTAATCGTCGCTCGAACAATCCCCGCCCCATCCATTCGCGCAATTCCGTTTCACTGCGGCCCCGTGAACGGTAGAACGAGACAATATCCGGAAAGAAGCCAAGCCGCTTAACCTGAGTCCACAGGATATCCAAATTCCAACCCATCCGAGCGCCCACGGTGATTAGGTTTCCCAGGATATTGCCATAGTTACGCCCTACCCCTTCGGTATCGGTTTTCTTTGTACGCCGGATTTCCAGGCGCGATGCTGGATGATAGAACTCAACATCATCCCGCAGCAGTTGCCAGAACGGATTAATAAACGTGCTGGTGAAGTCCAGGCGGTTCAGTTGCAGCGCATAGCGCCAGAAGTCAGTCAGATGTTCAGCCACCTGATCAAACCGGGCCAATTCCACGCCCATTCCGTTTCCAATCTCCCGCACCACCTGATGATGAAAACGTGCCTCGAAGCGCCACACAGGCGCGTCAGCGTCGAATCCACCAAAAGTGTGAGTTAACCATTCATCGTGCCAGAAGTCGACCTTATCCCGTTTGACGATTTCCTTATCTTTCCGGTAGGCCGTGAATTGCAGCGAATCCGCTTTACCCCACAGATAAGTATCACTGTCCCCGTACATCACGCACACATCGCGTAGGCCGGCGATCTCAACCTCTCCAATCCCTGACCAGTCCTGTACTGCCCGAGCGCGTGACACGAACTTTTGGCGCATGTCTTCCGGTGGTTTCCAACCTTGCACATCGGTTGCCAGATGCACGGCCACCCCGTCCGCTTTCCAATCACCCACAAAGTAATTCGCCAGTAAATCTAGCTGTTCCTGAATCTGCTTAACCCCACGTTGCGCGATGAAATGCGGCGATAGTTCAATCTTCACGTGAGGCCCTGGCGCATCTTCCACACAGAAATGGGATTTAATCAGGACTGTGAAGCCTTCGGCATTCGACTGAAACTTATGCTTATACCCGCTGCCGACTGGCGCACGACCCACGTGCACCGGTCCCCACGCCGTCTGTTCCCAAATTTCACCGCCGTTATCACCGCTTACCTCCAACTCTGCAAGCACATCGGCCCGCAACATGCCCCGATACAGTTGCCGGACTGTATCAACGCCCGCCCGACACACTAAAACCGACGACAAATCGAACAACTTACCCCCCGCCGCACCTGAAACGAAAATCCGCCCATCCGTTGCTGGCTCCAACGTCGCGGCACTCAACCTATCCCAGTTCTTTGCCTTAGCCATGCGTCCCCCTACATGCAGTTAGTGGCGGCGAATTCGCCTAACCACTTTTCGTAGACCAGACGTGTTACAAGCACGTCTGATTACCCCCGAGCCGACCGACGCGCCCCACTCGCAGGCTCCCGCCCCGCGTCGGTCGGCCGGGGTTCCGTCCAGGCAGGTTTATTTTCATGCTGTGGATCACCGCGGCCCCGGCAATGAGCGTATCGAATCACAGGCCCATAGCCTAACCGCACCAAACACCGTGAAAGCGGTTCGACCAGATAACCCGCATTTCGTAAATCGTACTGATCGAGGTGGTAAGATTCTCCATCCCGCTCGGCAGCGAACATCAATCGACCATTGATTGAACCGATAGCGGCTAACTCATAGCCCTGATACGGTTCGTTCACCTGACGAATTGAATTTGATACCGGTCGTTGTTGACCCAACAAACTTACCGACTCACTTGTGTTGTCCCTGGCGGCATTTTCCATAGTATCCGCAGTATCTCCGGCTGATAACTGCGATTGAGCTACCCATAAGAGCAGCCCTAGCAGCACCCCCAACAAAGGCAGTAACAGCAGCTTGCCCGGCAATCGTTTGCGCACTGTATGCACCGACGCCGATTTATACGCACCGAATGCATCTTTCGGGTATTTCCAACGGGATTTTAAGGCGTCCTTCTCCACACCTCTCCGTTGCGGATCTACACATACTTGCCATTCATAGACCACCGCATAGGAATGGCCGAATGGACGCATTACGTGCTGATGACGCTCAACGAGCTTGCGCACATGAGCATCTATCAAATGCGGGTGTTGAGTGACTAGAACGACATCGTGCCCCCGGTGTCGATGAGTCTCGAATGGGCTAACGTGTTCGGGCACTCGAGCGCCAGACGGGCGAACAGGAAACGTCTGCTGCGCCTCATCGATAACGATGATTGCACCATCCGGCAGTAAGTGCCATTGGAACGGGTCCGCCAATTCATGCCAATCGAGTTTTAATTCCGGTATGCCGTGGTAATAGACCGGACGACCTTCTTTAATGCGCCGTTCTTCGACGTCAACGATGGTTCGCAGCGTTTTTCCGTGACCCGGTAATCCTGTAGTTAACCATATCGCCATTTTTCTTTACCTGTTATGCCGGGAACTTTCCGCCTGGTGGCTGCCAAACAGAACCGGTTTTCTTTCCACCTGACCAGCCACTAATCGCAGCACGCACAGAAAACGCCGAAACAATCAACGCTATAGCCTGATCAATTTTAAGAAGCGCGACCATAGCCAGCATTTCAGACGGCAACCCAGATAATGCACCTTGCATATAACTCATTAGTTCATCCATGACGTATGACAACCCTAAATACGTCACAAAACCCAATCCCAACGCGGCAACCACTTTATAAACCAGCGGCGCAATCAACGTCAGCAGCGAACCCCAAAACATTCCAATAACTGGTAATGCCATTAGTTGATCCCCTCTCCAACCGCTTTGACCGCGACCATGCCCGCTATCATCATAACGAGCGCACTCAACCATCCCGCCAAATCACATAATGGTTGAAATGAAAATCGAACATCCGCGCCCAACACATCAACCGTGCGAGCCGGTGGACAACTGGCCGTATCACCTAGCCATCCGCCATCTGTGACTAACATATCCGACACGTCTATTTCGGAATATCGACTATCATCAGTCTCCAATGTGGCTAACGCCGCAACCGCCTCATCCGGCGCCCCAAAGATTTCATCAACACCGCACCGAATTTCCCACGCCATTTGCAATTGGCCACACGCAATATCATCACCTGTACACACTGGAGCCGAATCACAACCATTAAACGTCACCTCACCCTCTGCCGGCGGCTCCTCCTCAGAATCCTCTATCCCATCATTATTCGCGTCTGTATCCGCGTTATCACCGATGCCGTCACCATCCGTATCAGCCCACTCGGTTGGATCGTCGGGGAATGCGTCCGACCCGTCCGGAACGCCATCATTATCACGATCGGTATCGGCGTTATCACCCAGGCCATCACCATCTGTATCGGTTGTTTCGTTGGGGTCTTCCGGGAACTGGTCGGCGTTATCGCCTACGCCGTCACCATCGGTGTCCGTTGTTTCGTTAGGGTCTTCCGGGAACTGGTCTGCATTATCACCTACTCCATCGCCATCCGTATCGGTTGTTTCATCAGGATCATATGGAAACGCATCTTCTTCATCCGGGACACCATCATTATCGGCGTCAGGTGGTACCGGGTCCGTCTCTGTACCATTCGGATCGACACATGTTGTGCCATTAAATTCATAACCCTCTGGACATCCAGTTACCGGCGCATCAGGGTCCGAAATCAAACTAAAATGGTCTAAATCCGCACCACACTGACCGCCGGTATATTTCATTTCTCCATAAATCGAAAAAGTCCCGTCCGCATCTTCCGTAATATCCCATTCCGAAACATACGCCTCACAACCGTCTATTTCACAATAAGGATCATGCTCCGGAATATATGGCTCCGAATATCCACTATCACCATGATATTGCCGAGCGATAGTATTTGCCTCTGGACAATCCCCAAGACACTCACCATCAACCGGAGCCCGACCATCCGCGCAAACATACCCGTATACATACCTATTATATTCACCCCCTCCACTCGATGAAGGCCCAACATACTCCTCCCAATAATATGATGCACCACCCCCCGTTCCGCACACGTCCGGATCACCATAGTAATATGCCGATTGCGCACAAGCCGCCCCGTCATTTTCCGATTTACATACACTGGCAGCATCTAGCCCTTTATAAACACACGACCAAGTGAATTCATTTGGCCCGTTAGTTGTTGTGACCCCCATTCCCGCATTCGACACCAGCAATAGCACTAATCCGATAACACGATATAAAACGCAACAGTCAGAACGAGCAACACGAACCATTCGAGTGGCATTTATTTTCTCCATTTTGCTATCCGTAGTTATTCCCCGCCCACAAAAAAAAGGGGCTGCATAGTCGCCCATGCAGCCCCAGCCCTTCATTGCGCTTAAAGCGCCCGACGCACGTACTTGAAGACGGCGGCAGCAGCGAGCACCACCAGTGCGGCGCCACCGATAGCCGACACAGCGGTTGCGCCGCCATCAATTTCGGCAACGGCAGCCGTGGTATCGATTACCGCCATTGCACCGGTAGACAGCATGGCGGTAGCTACGCCAGCGCTCAGGACACTTACTTTCTTTTTCCAGGTCTTCATGGTTTTCACCTTTTTGGTTTGGATCAGAATTGTTGCCGTACTTTTTTTAACACCCACGCCACGGCAAACAGCGTGAGTACAGCCCCGGACAACTGGCCGACTTGCTCATACGTCAAATCTGGCCAAGGGGATAAGGTTTGCGGGTCAGCATTTGCGATGACAGATGAGCAGTAGATCAACGTGATCTCTTCGGCATTACTTCCCGAGCCCACCGTCGCGGCAATGGTTTCCCACGAGTTCTCACATGTAGCGATGTAAGCCATTACAGCCGGTTATTTTTCCGTTCCGGTTTTGTTGCTCCCCGGTGCGCTGGTGGTTCGTGCGCCCGCTCCATTGCCTTTTTCGACGGGCCGCACAGCCTGAACGTACATTGCAGCCTTTCCACCCGCGCCCATGTCGAGCTTGACCTGGAGTTCCATTTCGGCGGGGAGATGTTCGGCGTCCAGATGGTCGAGCAGCCCATATTCGCAATTCATCTTCATGGGCAATGCGCCCTTTTTGTCGTCCTCGTTCATCACATCTTCAATGATGTAGATCGAGGCATACTTGACGCCACCATCCATCTTGCCGCGACGTGCGCCAAGGACTTTTGCTTTGATGATGTTTTCCATTGCTTTGACCCTCATTCGGTTTTTGCCTGATGGTTATTTTTGGCTATGCGGGATTTTCAGGCCGTTTTCCCGTGCCGTTTCGCTGGTTCTTTGTGCGGCTATACGCTGCATTTCTTTCCAGCCGTTACGCCAGTCTTCCCAGTCCGGAGTTGGATAGTGATAGGGGTTGTCCGCTAGTGGATGGCTATGGACGAACGCAAACATGCCGCGACTGTAGGCGCTCAGGTTTCGGACGGTTCCACGTTCGTGCGTCATGTTCTTTTCCGGCTTGTCGTAGTAGAGGCGGATCATTGACTGCTACCCCATCAACTCGAACCCTGTTCCCCCGCATCGCCAACATCGGCCATGCGGTCCCAAGTCGTCCCATTAATGCCCTTCGCCGTCACAGTCTCTGCACGTTTCCATTGGTTTCCCTTAAAAAGCTTCTTCATCTATCTGGCCGTGGCCGTAGCAGGTGGGACACTCAACAAAGTTGATTTCAACTTCGCCCGTTCCACCGCAGTTGGGACACTCTTCGCCTTCCGGTATTTCATCGTCGTCTTCGTCGTCCCATTCCCGAATAACGCCAGAGCCAGCACATTCGAGGCAGTCTTTTGTTTCGTCCGACATTGCTGATCCTTATTAATTTGGGCTGATTCGGTTTTCACTCTTTTCCGGTTTTGTGCCGGACTGATGCGGCGTAATGATTTGGGGTGTTCGCGTCTTGATGCCCTGTAATTGATTGTTAGGCAGCTAGCAAAAAAAGGGCTTCGCTTTGTTGCGTCAGACGCGAACGCATTTGATTTTGATAAGGGACAGGTCAACACCACTCCCTCTGGTTCAGGTTCGGGGCAAGGGGTCGTCCCCTCACCCGACGCCGTCCCCATCGGTCTGATGCGTGGCTGGTGTAGCAGAACCATTGGCGGGCGCAAGGCCAAGCGGCACGCCGAACTTCGTTGCCTTGCGCCCGCCAATGGTCCCGCTTCACTGGCCCCGCGACCGATGGTGACGGCGACGGGCAAGGGGACGAAGGCGGAGCCGTTGCAAGGGAAGAAGGTCAAAGTCAAAACCCCTCTTTCCTATCGGTTCCGGGTTGCTGTTCGACCAGTCCACCCGCGAGGTATTCGGCTATGATCGCGGAAGCCAGCCGGTAGGGAGTTACGCCGCGCCGGGAGGCTTCCATTTCGAAATTCAGATAGCTTTCTGCCGGAATTTCGGCATAAACCTTGCGGGTTTTGTCTTTAAGTCCGCCCTCAATTTGTGGGAGTGCCATTTTCAATCCTCTTTAATTCCTGTTCCGCCCATTGAATCGCCGCCGCCAGTGTTCGTTCCTGGCTCGCAATAAAACCCTCAACAGCATTCGCCAGTACCACGTCATAGATTTGCCCTCGATGATGTCCCTGGACGAATCCGACAACGTAATCACCCCAGTAAAGAATCCAGCGGGATACGACTGGGCCGGTTTTTTGAGCGCGTAAACTCATCGAACGACCCCGGCTTTTCGACATTCACGCCAGCAATACCCAAAACCCATCCGTCCCGCCGAACGGACCATCGGGCTACCTTCATCACTCAATTGTTCGATGGCGTCGCACAATTGACGGTAAACCGCCCATCCGGTCTTTTTGGCCTGTTCCATCGACCGTTTCAGGTCTAAGGCACGGCGCAGCCAAACGTTTTTCACGCGATCAACCAGCTCTAGCGCCAGTTGAATGAATTTGTATCGGGGTTTTCTGGCCGGTTTTGTAACGGCCCTTTTGAATCGGCGGCAAAAGGAGCGGAAGGATTCGTGCACCATGCGCCAGAGGATGCGAACGCCATTTTCACTGACACTGATAAGACGACCTTTACCGCCACCTGCACCAGTTAGACTTTGATAGGTGACCCACTGACCCCGGTTCAGGGTGAGCGTTCCGACCTGGAGGGCTTCAATGATTTCGTCGGTCAGGATGACCGTGGGGAGGTATGTGCTCATATTCAAAATTCCCTCTCCATATGGAATGGCTTAACACTCAGTTCCCGGTTCAATGCCACCAGATTGACCAACCGCGCCCTTCCGATTTTCACTGAGGGCAGATAGCCACGGCGTATCCAGTGCTCCACCTTGTCGGTAGTGACGTTGCCGCCACAGAGCTTTGCGAATTGTTCGGGGTGAACTACACCCAGAGATGATTCGATTTGCGCTAATTCCGTGATTGCCATATCTTGGTTCCTCGCCTTTTGGTGCCTGTCCGCGCCTTTGGGCCGTGTAATTAAAACACAGTGTAATAATAACACCCCCTAACATAGTGTCAATAGTACACAGTGTATTATTTACACAAATGTTTTTTATGGCCTATAAATGCCTTCTATCAAAAAACGTATTCAGCTAATCCTCGATGCCGAACAACTCGGCCCCGCCGATATGGCTAAACGAACGGGAATGTCTCGAGACCGTTGGGCAAACATGCTCTATAAGACAACCCGAGTCGGAGACGACCACATCGACGCAATCGTGAAGATGTGGCCTCAATACGCATACTGGCTAATCACAGGAGGAACACTTCCCCAGGCCGGACAAATAAGCCCCGAACTGGAGAAAATACGAAAGGACTCAGAAAGGGACGGGAAAGCTGGCTAATTGCAAGGAGGGTGCAACAGCAATGGAAATTGATAACGACCTACTAGAACGAAAAGCCCACTTATACGAACCCAGGCGATTGCCCACCACCTATCTCATACTGGTACTAGCGGCAGGAGTCGCAATCGGTAATGGGATCACCGCCCTAGCAGGATATGCATGGCTACGGATAGAAATCCAACTGGCCACAATGGAGATGCAAAAACAAGCTGAAAAGGCCACAGCGCGATTCAACCTGCAGGCCGAACAGACCCGAGCCCGCAATCTCGAACGGGAACACCAGAAAGCTCAAGCCGAGCTAAAAGCTACCCCCGCTTATCAAAACGCATACCGAATTTGCGAGTTTTGGCGACAGCAAGCCGCAGCCGACGACAATGCATTCCACCGCCAAAAGCGCGCTGAAACATGCGCAAAACTCAACGACTTCCAGTGATACGCAAACAGTCAAACGGGAAATGGTTAGCGGATGTAAGGCCGAACGGCCGGGACGGGAAACGCTACAGAAAGCAGTTCAAAACAAAGGGAGAAGCCGAAAGGTGGTCCGCCTGGATCACTACAGGCAAGACAAGAGACAAGGAATGGGAACCGAAGAAAAAGGACAGACGGAAATTAGGGCAATTAATCGACCTATGGTGGGACTCGCACGGACACCACCTAAAAGACGGAGAACGCAGGCGGCAGGTACTACGAAACCTGGACCAAAATCTAGGCACACCCATTGCCAGTGACTTCACCAGTACGGACTTTTCAGCCTATCGCACCCAACGCCTCGAGACCGGTACATCACCCGCTACACTAAACCGGGAACATGCCTATTTAAGGGCCATTTTCAACGAGCTAGCCCGCCTCGATCTGTGGCACGAGCCCAACCCACTGGCAAAGCTCCGGCAATTCAAAGTCGATGAAACCGAACTAACCTACCTCACCGACGACCAGATCATTACCCTACTGATCGCCCTAGACACTGGCGAGTATGCCGACGCCGGGTTAATTGCCCGTATATGCCTGGCTACCGGTGCCCGATGGTCCGAGGCCGAAACGCTCCGAGCCGAGCAGGTACACCCCAACCGGATTGACTACGGCCGCACAAAATCCGGCAAAAACCGCAGTGTCCCTATTTCCGATTGCCTCTATCGGACCCTAGCAGATATCGGCCCGGGTCGATTATTCGCAGATTCCTACAACGGATTTCGACGGGCAATTAACGATCTAGAATGGGAACTACCCCGAGGACAGTTAACCCACGTGCTACGCCATACGTTCGCATCGGCATTTATGCAACGCGGAGGGAATATCCTGACACTTCAACGGCTGCTAGGTCACGCATCCCTAACCATGACGATGCGCTATGCCCACTTGAGCCCCGATCACTTGACCCAGGCGCTCGATCTGAACCCACTGGCATGACAAGGTGGACACTTTGTGGACAACTATTTTTAGCTCGTTATCGTAAGT